GATTGCCGTGGCTTTCTGTGGTTTGGCTGGCGTCCTGGCATGGTTCTATCTGGACATCATTGGGAGTCAACCTCGGAACCTCAACCCTGAGACTCGTCAGTTCCGTTCTGAGATTCTCAGCTTCGGTAACGAGCTTCGTAGCACCTTCCAAAGGTAGTGATTACCCCCGGTTCAACTGGGGGATTTCTAAATAGAATATATATATATTTCTATTTCAGAATGAAACACTGTCTGGGTAGACTTACTTGGGTTGCTGAGGGCTTGTTACTTGCTAGTCTAGTGATGGTTTCATCAGTAGGATACCACTATTATCTTTGTCATCATATCCATGGACACCAAGTCACCAATAGTACCAGAAAGTGAGTATCACTCACTGAAGGAAACTTATAAATTCCTATGTGATTTGATTGACCCTAGGAAGTACCCTAGGATTCCAAAACAAATTAGAGACAATGCTAAAAAGTGTCTCAGAGATTATCCTGTACGTAGAACATTGGAGGAACTAGAGGGAGTTGTTGGATTCTTTAATCCAAGACCCCGGAACAAATGACTGAAGGTAGTATACCGCCCGGGGCCCTGAAGAATTGGGTCCTGGGCACAATCATAGGCTTTGGTGCCATTCTTTTGCCGGTATTCATGATAGTATCGGCTGAACTTCTTATAGTGGATACTATACAAGAGGTAGAAGTTAAAGTAAAATCATTTTAGATAGGAATCATCATGAAGAAAACTCTGGATGTATACAGCAAAGTAGGCTGTGGTTTTTGTGATAGACTATGTGCTTTTTTGGAACAGGAAGGTGTTGAGTTTAAAAAACATGTCCTGTGGGAAGATTATGATAAAGACCAATTTATTAAGTTGTTCGGTCATCACACCACGTTTCCCAGAGTTATGATTGAGGGTGAAGTTATCGGCGGTATGAAAGATACGGTTTCCTATCTGCTGGATAACGGATATGTACAATCTAAATAAGATTAACAGGGGCTTCGTTATGATGCTCCCCAAACCCAGGGAGGAACCTATACGATACATTTTCAACCACAAACTTAGGTTTGTTTTATTTGGTAGAGAATTCTCTTTCCAAATGAGTATACGTTCTAAAAGGGGGTAAAATGATTACTGCTTTATTTTGTGTCCTGTTTCTTTTAGTTGGTGCTATAGGTGGTTGGTTTTTGTTTGACAAATACAATTACTATCTAGAGTATACTGAACATGACTTTGAAGAATTGTTTCAAAGGAATCCCCACCCCGAATTGTACGACTCGGATGGTAAACTAAACAGAGGTCAGTATATCTGTCTTAACATTCCGTTAGGGTTCGACCCCGAAGATGGTTCAGAATACTACCTGGACGTGGAAGATGATGAAGATTATTAAAGAACCGGGCCCCTATAGACGGGGCCCTTTTTTTGTGTTATGATATTAGTATGTAAGGGAAGGGGGTTTGCCCCTAAATCCAATGTCCATCCTAGTAGATGCCAACCAAATCGCCATCAGTCATCTGATGGTGAGGAATAAGATTGAGAACGGGATTAATCTCACCTCAGTCCGCCACTCCATTATCCGAGTCATTGCTCGTATCGCCAAGAAATTTGGTTCTGAGTACGGTAAAGTAGTTCTTTGTTATGACGATAAGAATTACTGGAGACGGGATTCCTTCCCATTCTATAAGAAGAATCGTAAACAGGAACGTGAATCTTCCCGTTATGACTGGGATGAGGTGTTTTCCGTACTAAATAAAATCAGGGATGAGATTCGGGAGAACCTACCCTACCAGGTTCTCCAAGTATCTGGTGCTGAGGCTGACGATGTTATCGCTAGTCTCTGTATCTACAACGCTAAGAAGGATGTTCCGGAGAAGACTCTTATTCTTTCTGCCGATAAGGACTTCATTCAACTACACAAATTCGACTTTGTGAGTCAATATGATCCCATCCGTAACCGTTGGATTGAACACTCTAACCCCGTTCAATACCTTCAGGAACACATCATCCGTGGTGACCGTTCCGATGGTATCCCTAACATCCTTACTTGTGATGATGCCATTGTGACTGGTAAGCCCCAGAAGAAGATGAGTAAGGAAAAGATTGCTTCCTTGGCTTCTCTGGAACCAGACCAGTTTACGAATTACATTCGTCTTCGTAACTGGAAAAGGAATTCGGAACTGATTGATTTCACAAACATTCCGGAACCAATCGTTGAGAGAATCCTCTCCACGTATCATCACAACAACCCCCGGACAGACCTGTCCATCAACTACTTTATCAACAATAACATTCAAGATCTCATTGAGGAATTTTCGTAATGGCGAGACCGTCCACCCCCAAACTCCCTGTAGCTAAGACTCTGATTTCAGAGGTTCTTCAGAGAGTTTCTAATGCTAAGACCAAGGCAGAGAAGGTAAAGATTCTATTGGAGTATAAGTCCCCAGCTCTTACCAAGATTCTTCTTTGTAACTTTGCTAAGAACATCACCTTCGTATTCCCCGATGGTGAAACCCCCTACACCAAACTGGACCGTCCTAAGGGGATTGAACACCAGTATCTTTTCACTGAACATAAACTCCTAGAGAAGTTCATTAAGAAGGAAGTAAATGGGGTGCTCTATTATGGATGTTCTGGTAGTACCAGACCTTCCATCCAACAGATTAAGAAAGAGAAGATCTGGATTCAACTTCTGGAAACTCTTCATCCCGAAGAGTCCGAAGTACTTGACTTGACTAAGGATAAGAAACTTACTTCTCGTTATAAGATTACTAAACAAAACGTTATTGAAGCTTTCCCTGAACTGAACTTGACATGAACCAAACCAATCTTCTAGAAATCATTTCCGAACTGAAGGCAACTGTTGGTAAACTTGAGGACATGGCAAGAGTCAAAACGACACTTGACTATGAGGAAGTTATGAAGTATTATAATTATAATAACGATAACTTAATCTTCGAACACTTTGACTAGGAGGACAACTATGGGTCAGAACAACGACATCAAACTTGTAAAGAAAGTTCTGAAAAAGAAGAGTGACCAATACTCTCAGGCAGAACTTACTTACATGAGGATGCAACTGGGACTACTCAAGGCCCAGAGGAAAGCAGAGAAACAAGCTCGTAAAAAAGAACAGGGATTTGGTAATGAATCGTGAAATCCACAATGCTTCTCTCGTCAGTGTAACTCCTGACGCTGAGAAGAACATTGTTTATATGGCTAGGGTATCTAATCCTAACAATCAGGCAAACATGGAGACGGCTCCACGTCTAATCAAGTACCTGATTAAACACCACCATTGGTCTCCATTTGAGATGGCATCAATGCAACTGGAGATTAACACCACCCGTGCCGTTGCTGCACAGGTGTTGCGTCACCGGTCCTTCTCATTCCAGGAGTTCTCACAGAGATACTCCAGTGTGGGTGACCTCCCAGGGATTGGATTGCCCCATCTCAGAACTCAGGACACTAAGAACAAACAGGCATCACATGATAACCTGTCAGAGATTAAACGTGTTGAGTTCGACCAACGTATTGAGTTCCTCTACCAACATGCCAATGCCCTCTATGAGGACCTCCTGGCAAATGGCGTGGCTAAGGAATGTGCTCGTTCCATCCTGCCTCTTGGGACTCCTACTCGAATGTATATGAGTGGCTCCGTCCGTTCGTGGATTCATTACATTGACATTCGTGCTGGTGTGGAGACACAACTGGAACATAGATTGATTGCTCAGTCCTGTAAGGAAATCTTTGTGAATCAATTCCCCAGTATCGCTGAGGCAATGGAATGGTAGAAACAAGCCCACAAAATGTGTTAGAATCTAACCAGGGTTTATTTTCTGCCACAATGAATCTCCATCAGGCAGCTACCCATTGTGGTATGAGTGTCCGTGAGATGAAAATGACATTTCGTGAATACCTTAAGTACCACAAACCTACCTACGATTTTCAACAATTGGAGATTAACTTCTAATGGCTGTCTATGATGTAATCAATACGGAGACTGGAGAGACCAAACAAATCGACGTCAGTGTCCATGATATTGAACAATGGTACTTGGATAATCCAGAATGGAAACGTGACTGGTCACAGGGCTGTGCCTCTGGGATTGGTGAGTTTTCTGGTGAGTGGAAGTCTAAGTTGGCCAATAAGAACCCTGGGTGGAAGACCATCCTGGATAAAGTTAAGAACACACCCAAATCTCAAGCTAAGGACCTGTACTGATGCCCAGAACAAAGAAGACAACGGCTCAAGCCCAGACCCCTACAAGAACTCGTGAGAAGAGACGGACACCCATCTCTGCCGAGATGATGTCTGTGGTGGAACCACTTACCGCCAACCAGGAAAGGATTTTCAATTCCTGGGATGAAGGTAAGAACCTTTTCGTATATGGTGCTGCTGGTACTGGTAAGACTTTCTGTGCCCTCTATAAGGCTCTACAAGAGGTCCTAAAGCCGACTTCCATGTACGACTCCATTTATATGGTTAGGTCCCTTGTGGCTACCCGTGAGATTGGTTTCCTGCCTGGTTCCCACGAAGATAAGTCTGACATCTATCAGATTCCCTATAAGAACATGGTTAAGTACATGTTCGAGATGGGTAGTGATACTGCATTCGATACACTCTATAGTGGACTTAAGTCTCAGGGTACTGTCAAATTCTGGTCTACTTCATTCCTTCGTGGTGTGACCCTGGACAATGCCATCATCATTATTGATGAGATGCAGAACTTGAATTTTCATGAGTTAGATAGTATAATTACCAGAGTTGGTGAAAACTCCCGTATCATCTTCTGTGGCGACGCCATGCAATCTGACCTGGTTCGTGACAAAGAGAGAAATGGTATCCATGACTTCATGCGTATCCTGGAAAGGATGCCTGATGACTTTGATATGATTGAAATGGGAATTAACGACATTTGTCGTTCGGGCTTGGTCCGTAGCTACCTCATCTCTAAGAACCATCTAGGATTGTAATGTTTACTCAGTGTGAAGATTTCCGCTCTCTTTTTTCTAATCTAAATAGATTGAATGAAGATGGTGTTAGGTACTACGATGTAGGTGGCAACAAAGCCTACCCTTCAGTTACTTCTATTATCTCTCATATTAATGCACCCAAGTTCACTGCTTGGAGACAGAGAGTTGGTGAGGAAGCTGCTAACAAGAAAACCAAACACGCAACCACTAGGGGTACTGCTCTACATTTATTGTTTGAACACCATCTTCAGAATAAAGACTACACTGAACTCAAAGAGTACACCGATTTCCCATTGGTGAACTTGATGTTTAAGTCTGCTAAGTCACACCTGGATACAAGATTAAATAACATCTATCAACAAGAGACACCGATGTATTCTGACCGGTTGTGTCTCGCTGGTACCGTTGACTTGATTTGTGAAGTCGATGGTGAACTGGCAATTGTTGACTTTAAAACCTCAGCTAAAGCTAAACCAGAGGAATGGTTGGAAGATTACTTCGTTCAACTATCTGCCTACTGGGCTATGTTCTCTGAGAAGACAGGTGTTGTTCCCAAGAAATTGGTAGTCTTTCTAGTTGGTGAGAATGGAGACATTCAGATTGTAGAGAAAAGAAACGTCCTGGACTACCTAAAAATACTGAGAGATTATGCTAGTCAATTTGCAGAATATCACAATGCCTAATTCCAAGGAACTCGATGAGGCACTAAACAAGAACTTCCTTAACAAAGAAATCTTTGCTGAGGAAATTGAACTATTGGTTCTCAAGACCAATATGAACTATATTGACGCCATCGTGCAATATTGTTCAGACAATAACATTGATTTGGATAGTGTTGGTAAACTTATTTCCAAACCACTCAAAGACAAAGTGAAGTACGACGCTACTGAACTGAACTACCTCAAGAAAACTTCCCGAGCTAAACTTCCTATTTGATATGGCATTTCATGGTTTCGATGTTTACCAGGCTTACCTGGCCATGAAACAACACTTTAGCAATACCAAATATGATTTCTTTCTGTACGATGGAAAGGTCAACGCTAAAGAGGAAACCTATCAACAAAGGTCTGATTTTTATTTCTTCGAGTCATTAGCTAGAAAGTTATCACGTCAGGAGATACTGGAGTATCTTCTTTCTAGTTTCGTGTACTCAGATAACCCATCCAAGGTATGGATTGGAGATATCAAAAGAGGTGGTAAAGATAAGTGGGTTGCGTGGCAGAAACAGAACAATAACCTTAGGTACATTCTCACCCAAGAATTAAATATTATAAATGACTATATGAACAAACACAATTGTTCATTCAATAGTTTATTCTCTGTTGATTCATCTCATCCTATTCTACTGAAGATGTTCATTAAAAATGACATCTCCCTGGAAACTTTGATTATCCTTGACATGGTATTGAAGTTTATGGTAAGATGGGATGGTAAACTGAAAGACAAACTTTGGGAGTCTCTCAGTTTTAAAATTAAGAAGTACAAACCCTTCTTATCAATCCCAGTCAAAGAGTATAGACAATTAATGAGGGAAGTATTTGTATGACTAACGAAGACAAGAACGAGTTCATGCAAGCGGAAATCGAACAGGTTGCCTACCTCCAGACCTACGTTTGGCAGTCCATGTCTTATGGAGTTGATGGTGGCCCACCCGATGCCATGATTGAGTATTTCCATCATTTGTATGCTCTGATGGAGAAACAGTCCATCCTCTATACCAGGTTGGTACTTATGGATGATAGAGACCTGGATGAAATTAGAAATGCCATTGTTGAGTTCTGTGAGACTCTCGGTAAGACTGAGTATGAGACCATCATTCAGTTCCACTTCAGGATAAAGGAAGAAATCAAGACCAACTTATTTGGTTTGACTGGTAATGACCCCAATGATTTTGAGGGAATCGATGTTGAATTCAAGTGGGAGTGAGTTATAATAGTCCCAGGATGACTCAAAACTCGACTAATCCAAACAATCCTTCGAATCCAATTAATCCAAATGTCTTTCTCTGACCTTAAGAAATCTAAGTCTTCTGTGTTCAATAAGCTCCAGAAGCAACTGGAGAACTCCACCAAAGTCGGCACTGTCGATGAACGTATGTGGAAGCTCTCTACCGATAAGGCTGG